AGCCCTACAACGGGCGCACGGTGGAGGAGTGCCCGTTCGTGTTCGCTGGCCTGGAGATCGGCAACTCGGAGGTCGGCAACGGGTCGTTCTCCATCACCCCCCGCATGGTGTTCGAGGTCTGCGACAACGGGATGAAGGTGACCAAGGACGCGGTGCGCTCCGTCCACCTGGGTGCGCAGCAGGACGAGTCAGTCATCCAGTGGACGCGGGACACCGAGAACAAGACCCTCGCCCTGATCACGGCGCAGGCTCGTGACGCGGTGGCCACCTTCCTGGACCTGGAGTACATGGAGTCGGTCATCGCGGAGGCGTCGGAGAAGGCGGGCACCCCACTGAAGGGAGCGCCGGACGTGGCGGTGCGGACGGTGGCCAAGAAGTTGGCCTTCTCGGAGGAGACCACGGCTGGTGTCCTGGACGCCTTCATCCGGTCCGGTCAGGTGACGGCGGGTGGTGTGATGCAGGCGGTCACGGCGTACGCCGGTCAGGTGGCGGACCCGGACCTGGCTGCCGACTTGGAGGGTGACGCCTTCAAGGCGCTGGCCCTGGCGGCGGCACTGTGAAGATCCTGCTGGTGGATCGCAGCGCACGGAAACTCCACCTGCGTGACCAGGCGGCTGGGTGGGGTGGGGCCAAGACCCTGTGTGGGGCGAAGGCTGCACAGAACCCCACCACCGCCGAGCAACGGTGGGACCTCTGCTACAAGTGCGAGAAGGAGCATCGTCGATGAACAAGAGACCGTCACGAGGGCAGGTGTGGCGCGCGAAGAACACCGGCAAGGAGGTTGTCATCAAGGCGGTGGAGAACGGCTTCGTCTTCCACGGCCCACACCAGAGGATGGGTAACGTCGGACGCCACGAGGCCAGCGGCTTCTACAAGTACTACGACTACGTGAAGGGGTGAGCCATGCGGTATCTGAGTCCGGACTGCCAGGAGGGTAGGCACCGCGCGTGCTCCGGCTGCGGCTGTAAGTGTCACGGGCGATGAGCCTGCTGGAGTACCTGACGCTGCTGCTGGAGGTGACGGTGGCCCTGGTCGTGCTGGGCTGGGCCGTCGCCTTCGCGGTCGCCTCGGTGGTGGGTTCGTTCCACCAGGCCCGTCACTGTGACCGCTGCCAGAACTTGACAGTAGAGATAGAGGACGTAAAGGAGTCAGATGAAGGGCATCCAGTAACTGGAAGCCTGTACCGAAGCAACTAGTAGCACCACTGAAAGGAAAGCCATGTCCCACTTCACCGTTCTTGTTCTGTCCAAGTCGGTCGAGCAGGTCGACGACCTCCTCGCGCCGTACGACGAGAACACCGACGTCACCCCCTACTGGACTGAGGGGGATGTCAACTGGGCGCTGGACGACGACCAGAAGGGCCTCCCCCCCGAGGAGAAGATCCGGATCTACCAGGAGAAGTACCCCGAGGACGCAGTTGAGGAGAGGTATCGCGTCGTCGACGGACGCATCGAGCGTCAGACCACCTACAACCCCGACTCCAAGTGGGACTACTGGCGGGTCGGCGGGCGCTGGGCTGGCAACCTCCGCCTGAAGGACGGGGCGCAGGGCTTCCTCGCTCCCCTCTCCTGGGAGTGGACCTTCCCCGGTGACGAGCAGGACGCACCGACCGAGGGCTACGTGGACCAGGCGGTCAAGGCCGACATCGACATCAAGGGGATGCGAGACGAGGCGGAGCGCAAGGCCCGAGCACGCTGGGCTCAGTTCGAGGCCCTCTTCGCCGAGCACGGTGCCTGGCTGCCCTGGTCCACACTCGTCGACAACTACGACCGGGACCAGGCACGCGAGAAGTACAACGAGCAACCCATCGTGGCCGCTGCCAAGGAGACGCTCTACGCCGGGTCGTTCTTCGGGTCACTGGACGACGAGTTCCTCGGCATCTCCAAGGAGGAGTACGTCGAGAGTGCTCGCCTCCGCGCGGTGCCTGGCTACGCCTTCCTGTCGGAGCAGGGCTGGGAGGCACCCGGAAAGATGGGCTGGTTCGGCATGAGCACGGATGACGTGCACAGTCGGCTCGACTACGCCCGTCGGGTGAACCAGGTGATCGACGATGCTCCGGACGATGCGGTCCTGACCATCGTCGACTGCCACATCTAGCCGACGATCCGGCACCCCAACTTGTCGAGCAGGCCACGGCCTGGGGTGCCGAGGTCGCCATCCCCCCAACCAGCGCCAGGCTGCCACTGGTTGAACGTCTCGTAGACCTTGCGGCACATCGCCTCGGTCTCCGACCCGTAGTTACCGGTCACCCCGGACGGGTTCAACGGGATGGTGCTGATCCCTGGGTAGTTGCGCAGCGCACGCTGGAACACCCGCACCGAGTCGCTGTCCTGCTGGCCACGGTGCAACTTCCCCAGGTACACGTTGCCCTGGTATCCCTGGGTCGGCGGGACCTTCACGGCAGGTGGGGGAGGTGGGGGTGGGGGCGTGGCGGTGGTGCTCAGCCGCCGCCACGTCTCCGGCCCTGGGTAGCCGTCAGCGTCCGTGCCGGTCCAGCCCTGGGCCAACTGGAAGGAGCGCGTGTTGTCCACGTCAGCCTGCCCCATGGGCACGCCTGGCCCCACCTTGTAGGCCGCGCCGTAGCCCTTGGCCACCAGCATCTGCCCCAACTTCGTGACAGCCGGGTGGTAGGAGCCCAGGTTAAAGGCGGCGGCACCGGGATAGGACACACCGTCCCAGTCCACCGGGGTGGGGTCGATGGGCGGGCGGTACGCGGCGTTGTCGTAGGCCGGTCGCCCGAAGCCCATGATGTAGGCGATGCTGCGCTGGTGGCGGGCCACGGCCACACCCTCGGAGGTGGCAGCGTTGGAGGAGTTGCCCTCGATGGCCACGCAGGGGACGGAGGGGTTGCTGCTGACGGACTCGACGATCCCGACGTGGTCGGCCACGCCGTTCTGGCTCCACGAGTAGAAGACGACATCACCCCGAACGGGTGTTGCGTACTTGCTCTGCCACTGGTTCCGGTTCTTGAACCAGTTGACGTGGCTGGGGCAGTAGGCGAAGTGGCCACCGATGTCGGCACCACCGGCCTGGTCGAAGCACCACGACACAAACATGTCGCACCACGGGTTGAAGTTCAGCCCGTACCACGCGCCGTACTTGGTGTTGTTCCTGGCCCCTTCGAGGTAGCCGATCTGACTGGCCGCGATGGCGAGGACGGAGTTGGCCGAGGTCACTGGTCGGACACCTTCTTGCCCAGGTCGAACGGTGCCTGGTCGAGGAGGTCGACGGGCACGTCACCCTCGTGAGGTCCGCCGTTGTTGGGCGGGATCACGGCTGGTTCGCTGGTGTCCAGGACCGGTGGCGTCTCATCCGTCATGGCCTAGAGGGTACCCCGGAACATGGACATGTCACACATGAGGGAGGTAAACTCTGGACCCTAACTGAATATGAGAAGGCCCCCCCTGCTCCAACACAGGAGGGGCCTGGTGGCCGCCCGGAGGATGAGGTACGGGGGTTCACCGATGACCCACCTGGAAACCATGGAGAAACAGGAGGTCACCACGCTGGAACGCGCTGGCGTCCAGTGTAGTGCAGCCTCCGGTTCCTCCCCTAGAAGAAAGGGGAGTGGTGTGAAGAACCAGCCCATCGAGTGCGTGACCTGCGGGACAGAGTTCACGCCATGGCGACGAGACAGTCGCACGCTGATCTGCCGAACCTGTCAGTCACGAACGCGGCACGAGTGGTCGAAGGTCCGCAGGCAACGTGTGATTGAGATGCTGTTCGAGTTGGCCATGCCATCCTGTGCGTACTGCGATGAGTGGCTGACCATGGAGACGTACACCCTCGACCACCGGGTCGCCCAATCTCGCGGCGGTGGTCACGAACGCACCAACCTGGTCTGGGCCTGCGGTCCTTGCAACCTCCGCAAGATGACAGGTGATCCGCGATGAGCATCACCTGGATGGGTGCCGTCTGGGACCAGGCGAAGGACGTGAAGGGAACGAGTCTCCTGGTCCTTCTCTGTGTCGCGGATCATGCGAATGAGGAGGGGTTGTGCTTCCCATCAGTCGAGCGGATTGCCCGACGTTGTCGCATCGGAACGCGAGCCACGTACGCCACGCTAGCCAAACTGGAGGAGCGGGGCTGGCTCTCCAGGGAGTCGCGACCTGGCCACTCCACGCTCTACCGAGTGCACGTACCGACAGGGGTGCACGACGGTGCACCCTGCACCGACGTTCCCAAAGGGGTGCACGACGGTGCACCCATAACCGTAAGAACCACCAATAAAGAACCAGATGTGGTTGAGGAAGAGGTGAGTACAGGGCGAGTGCACGAACCTGCACAACCCCCACCCCCCGAGATTCCAGTAACTGAAAGCACGTTCCCGAAGTTCGCCAGGGCAGCATTGAAAGACCACACCACCCAGGAGAAGAACGACTGGATCTCCGCATGGGAAACAGTGGACTCCATCGCCAAGGCGTGGGAACCTACGATGCACCTCACCAAGTACCTCGCGGACCGGAAGCGCAACGAGCGCCGACCCGTCGCGGAGGAGTGGGTGAAGTGGTTCGTGCAGGACGAGCACCAAGCGCAGGCGGAGGCAGCCGCCCCTGCTGAGGATGAGCGGGACTCGCGTCCCTGGTACGAGTGAGGATGAGCATGGACGACCAACTGACCAGCACCTGCACCACCTGCGGGGACGGCATCTGCTTCATCGAGTACACCGCCTGGAACGGCGCGGAGTACGACAGGCTGGACGGATGGTGGTCCCACCACCACCACCCCGACGACAACCACCCGGCTGAGCCGGAGCCCACTGACGCGATGCGCGCGCTGCGGGCGGAGGCGTGAGCGTCGCACTGGAGGACGCCATTGTCGCGGTCAGGTCAGGTCAGTCAGGCTCCGTGATGGTGCAGTGCCCAGCCCACCCAGATGGGAACGCCTCCCTCCACGTCTCCGCAGGGACTGACCAGCCGGTCACCCTGATGTGTCACGCAGGCTGCCCCACCGAGGAGATCATCGCCGAAGCCAATCTCGACTGGAACGAGATCTGCAAACCACTCGAAGCCAAGGTCCAGCCCATCCGCCCCGCACCCGTCGTGTACTCGTACACCGATGAGGATGGGGCGGAGTTGTTCCAGGCCCTGCGCATGGTCCAGGCCGACGGGAAGAAGACGTTCCGGCAACGCCACCTGGGCACCTCCGGTCAGTGGGTGTGGAACCTCAACGGGGTACGGCGGGTGCTCTACCACCTGCCTGACGTCATCGCGGCTGTCGCGGACGGGCGCACCATCTGGGTGGTCGAGGGCGAGAAGGACGCCGACAACCTGGTAGCCCTCGGGGAGGTGGCCACGACCAACCCGATGGGTGCCGGGAAGTGGCAGCCCGAGTACACCGAGGCCCTGCGTGGGTCGACCGTCCACGTCATCCAGGACAAGGACGCACCGGGCAGGGCGCACGGCAGGTACGTCGCGGAACTCCTGGAGGCGGCGGACTGCACCGTTGCGCGCTACGAGGCGGGCCGTGAGGGCGCGAAGGACGTGTCCGACCACCTGGCTAAGGGCGGGACGCTGGCGGACCTCCTGCACGTCTCCCAGGAGCCTGACGAGGTGGAATCGCCGGTCGGGGGGACGGACATCCTCGACTACGTGCAGTGGGACTTCGCGGCAGAACGCTTCGTCATCCCCGACACGCTCGCGGAGGAGGAGCGGGCACTGATCACCGGACTGGAGGGGCACGGCAAGTCCACCCTGTTCCGGCAGGTGGCCGTCATGTGCGCGGCAGGCATCCACCCCTTCACGCTCGATGAGATGGAGCCGGTCCGCACCCTGGTGATCGACGCCGAGAACGGGCCACGCCAGATGCACCGGTCCTGGTCCGACCTGGTCGGCAGGGCAGCCCACTTCAAGCGGCCCATCCCAGCGGGGATGCTGAACCTGATGATGGAGTACCTGAACCAGCCGGACCTCACCTCCCTGGAAGGGCGCGAGTGGCTGATGGAACGGGTCAACGCCTACCGCCCGAAGTTGATCCTGCTCGGCCCGATCCAGAACCTGACCGGTCGGGACGTGAAGGACGACGACGTGGTGCGCAGGCTGAAGCGCACCATCGACGAGTCCCGCGAGGTATGCGGGTCGGCCATCTTCATGGAGCACCACTCCCCGCACCGGGCACCGGGTGACAAGAAACGGTCGCTGCGCCCGTACGGCTCCAGCCTGTTCCTGAAGTGGCCGGACTACGGGTACGGCATGGACCCGGTGGAGGGGGAGGAGGGCGTCTATGACTGGACCCGCACCCGGTACCCACGGGAGCGGTCACGGGTGTGGCCGGAGCGGCTGCGCTGGGGCGCACCCAACTCGGTGGAGTGGCCGTGGATGGACGCAGGCCCGGACCTGAAGGGCTCCCAGAATGTGAGGTCGGCATGAGGAAGGTGCTCATCACCGGCTCGCGTGACTACCACGACGTTGGTCTGATCTTCCAGGAACTGGATGCTCTCCGTGCCCAGATTGGAGACTTCATGCTCATCGAGGGCGGGGCTACGGGCGCTGACCAGATCGGCAGGCAGTGGGCGCGCACTCGTGGCCTGCCCGTGGTCACCGTGGAGGCCAACTGGTCGGTGTACCGAAAGGCTGCTGGCCACATCCGTAACGGCTGGATGGTGAGCCTGGAGCCAGACCACTGTGTCGCCTTCCCACTGGCCACCAGCCGGGGGACCTACGACTGCATACGTCAGGTCAACGAGGCGGGCATCCAGTACAAGGTGGTGGGGTTCTGATGGAGTGGTTCCTCGGAACACTGATCGTGTTCATGGTCCTGGTCGGCGTCTACATGCTGGTCCGTGGACCGAGCCAGCGCATGTGCCCGGAGTGCGGTGGCTACGGCGACCGCCCCCAGTGGGCCGGTGGCCACGTCTGCAAGGTCTGCCACGGGACGGGGATGGTGCCGCGTGCGTAGATGCAAGTGGTGCGGTCGCCTGGTTCGCCAGGATCAACCGTCGTTCACCTGGTACCGGACCTTCAACACCTCCAGTGCGGGCTGGTTCCCTGATGAGCCCGCGCTGGGCTGGACCAACCCACAGATCCTCTGCCCGTCCTGCGCAGAGTCCGCCCACGCCTGGACCAGCGTCCACTCTGGTCTGTTCGCGGAGGTGGCCGATGCCTAACCCGATCCCCGGCTGGCGACGGGACCAGGTGAAGCAGCGGGAGATGAACCGGTGCATCCGGTGCCACGCCGGAGGCTCCGAGTGGCACCACCGCAGGGGACGTCGGGTGCGCGACCAGCACACCCACTGCTCCTGCAACGGGGTGTGGTTGTGCCACACCTGCCACATGTGGGTTCACACCAACCCGATGAGCGCCATGGCCCAGGGGTTCATGGTGTCGCGGTACATCGCAGACCCTGCCGTCATCCCCGTCGTGGTGGATGGCAACGGCTGGCTGCTCGACCATGAGGGGGCTGGAAAGATAGACGTAACATTGGGCACATGATAGACTTACGTAGGTAAGTCGGAACTCCAACTCCGACGCCTTCCAGTCACTGGAAGGGATGTCACACCACCGCTAGAGGATGAGGTCATGACAGACATCGACAGCACCACCGCCCTGACCGAGGGCGCGGACAGCATCTCCTGGGGCACCAGCCCCATCAACCCCTTCGGCCCGTCACTGAGTGACGAGCAGGTCGGGGTACTGATGTCCTCGCTCAACCCCAGCCGGGTCGCCAAGCGCAGCCAGGGTGGACAGTCGCTCTCCTACCTGGAGGCGTACGACGTGAAGGCCACCCTCATCCGGGTGTTCGGGTTCGGCGGGTTCAGCGCCGACGTCATCGACACCCGGATCATCCAGATCCGTGAGTTCGAGACGTACCCCCAGCACTCCAACCCGCCGAAGACGCAGGACGGGGAGCGCACCGCGAAGACCCCCCAGGTGATCGCCCAGGCCACCGTCCGGCTGCACATCCCCAGCCTCGGTGCCACCTACACCGAGACGGCGGTCGGCCACTCCCAGCAGTGGGACATCGGGGAGGCGTGCGACATGGCCCTGAAGACGGCAGAGTCGGATGCGCTGAAGCGTGCTGCCACCTACCTGGGTACTCAGTTCGGACTCGGCCTCTACAACCAGGGGTCCACCGCCGAGGTGGTCAGGAAGATCATCGAGCCCACCCAGGCTGCGCAGTGGGAGCGAGTGAAGGCCAGCCGCCCCGACCCGGTGGCGCAGGCTGCCGGTGCCCTCCAGAACGCCCTGGGCGCGACGCAGGTGCAGTCATGACCCCGGAGCAGCAGTTCGCTGCGCTCGGTCTCTACAGGGACGAGACCAGCATCATCACCCGTGACGAACTGATCGCCCAGACCATGGTCGGAACCCTGGAGGGGATCGTGAAGGCGATGAAGGCGAAAGACCAGGAGTCGACTCGCACCATCGGTCAGTTCGTGGACTACATGGAGGGCAGCATCGCCGACATCAAGGCCCTCTACCCGGAGGTGAAGTGGTGAGTAACTACCGGGAGACCCGGCGCAGCGAAGCCGACTGGGAGCAGTTCTCTGCCGACCAGCGCGAGTACACCGAGTTGGTGGAGGCGCAGCGTGACGCCTACATGAAGTCCTACGAGGCGGAACTGCGAGTGAGCCGCCGACTGCGTGAGTACCTCGACCGACTGGAGACCGAAGTGGAACGGCTGAAGAACATCCAGGAGCACCTGTCATGACCGACGACAACACCTGTCCCCGCTGTGGGCATGGCATCCCCTCGGACGAGCGGCGAGGCGAGTACCCCGGTGCCCTGTCCCGCCTCGACAACGAGACCTGGATCTGCTCCCAGTGTGGGACCGACGAGGCGATGTACAACTGGGCGTACCCCGGCCTGGGCCTCCCGCCGCTGAACCAGCGGGCGCTGTCATGAGCGCGGAGGTGCAGCGATACCGGTGGTGGTGGACGGTGCTGACAGTGGTCGCCTTCGGCGTCACGATCTGGGCCGTCTTCACTGACCGCGACCTGGTGACCACCTTCGGGTGGTCACTGGCTGCGGCGGCACTCGGCACCCTGTCAGTCATCGCCTGGAGCGCCCGGATGGTCAGCCATGAGTGACTTCGGCACCCTGGTCAAGGACATCATCAACGACTCCATGGCCAACAGCGCCAGGTCCGAGTTCGCCCAGACCAAGTTGGGTGTATCCGACGTCGGCTACTGCCGGGAGTACGCACGGCGCATCGTCGTCGGCGCACCCCGTGACCGGTACCAGCAGGGCTACCTGCCTGCGTTCGTCGGCACCGCCGTCGGTGCGCTCATCGAGCAGGAGTTCCTGAAGCGGTACCCGTTCTCCCTGGTTCAGATGGAGGTGATCGTCACCCTGAAGTTGCAGGACTTCGTGCTGAAGATCCCCGGCCATCCCGACCTGGTCCAACCGAAGGACGCGGGCAACCGGATCGTCGACTTCAAGACCCAGAACGGGCTGGGGGTGGCGCGCTCCAGCGGGGCCGACGACCAGCAGAAGTTCCAGGTCTCCCTCTACGCCAAGTCCCTCATCGAGGAGGGGGTGCTGGACGAGAACTGCACCTGCACCGTGGCGTTCATCGACCGGTCCGGCGCGGAGGACGAGGTGGTGGTGGACGAGTGGACCTACGACCCGGACATCGTGCTCCAGGCTGAGGGCTGGCTGGAGGACGTCATCTACGCCGTCGTCAACAACGAGGTGGCCTCCAAGGACAAGCCCCGCTCCTGGTGCTGGGCCGTCTGTGACTTCGCGCCGTCCTGCCGAGGTGGGGACTCCGACGTGGAGGGGCTGATCACCGACCCCATCGTGCTGGATGCCATCCGCGTCTACAACGAGTCGAAGGAGATCATCAAGCAGGCGGAGAAGGACAAGAAGTCCGCAGCGTCGGTGCTCGACAAGATCGAGGGGCGCACCTCCGACTTCACCATCCGGTGGGTGTCCATCCCTGGCGGGGCGGTGGCCTACGAGCGGAGGGGCTACTCCCGTCTCGACGTGACCCCGAACAGGAGGTCGTGATGGAACGCCTCTACGTCGCAGGCCCGATCACCGGGCTGCCTGACAAGAACCTCTACGCCTTCACGCAGGCCACAGAGGACCTCATCCGCGCGGGGTACACGGTTTACAACCCGCGCAACCTGGAGTCCATCGCACCCCCGGACGCGGCCTACGCATGGTTCCTCCGCATGGCACTGAAGATGATGCTGGAGGCAGATGGGGTGGCCTTGCTCCCCGGGTGGGAGAGCAGCCAGGGGGCTCGGCTGGAGCAGTACGTCGCCCTGTCGTGCGCCCTGCCGGTGAGGCCGCTCACCACCTGGTTCAACCTGGCGAAGATGCGCCATGGCTGAGGACGAGTACGGCACCATCCCCATGTTCGAGACCCCGAAGAAGTACCGGCCACCCGCCAAGGTGCCGAAGTACCCACAGTGGCGGAAGTACGTCGGCAAGCGCACCTCCTGCGACGACTGCATCATGGCGCTGGCGCAGGGCAAGAGCCGGTTCCTGGCCGGGAACGCGGCGCACGTCAGGACCGATGCGGAGGGAAGGAAGTTCTACTGCGGGGAGCACGCCGTGCACCGCAAGGCCATGGACCCGAAGGAGTGAGATGAGTCGAGTCGATCACCTGCGGGTGGAGATCTACAACGACGTCGCAGGCAAGCCCTACATCATCCTCGAAGGAGGAACCAGTGCATCGACTGGTATCCCCTCGGCTCCAGCCATCGAGGTCAAGATGTGGGCCGACACCGTCGAGGTCGTGGACTACCGCCGAGCGAAGGAGTGACATGCCATACCGAGGAACGGTGGGAGGGACGAAGACCTTCGGCAACAACGGCCCTACCTCGAAGGAGCAGAAGCGGCCCTGTGGTCGGTGCGGTGTCGGCATCTCCGGGGCGACCGTCGCGCGGAACGGGCACAACGTATGCAAGTCCTGCCGGGACGCTGACCCGGACTACATGAAGGGGATGAAGTGGTGAAGGTCGAGATTGACCTGGACGAGGCGGAGGTGCTGGCACTTCGGACGGGTGGCCAGGTGCCGCTGTCGCTGCGTGACAAGTTGGGCGACGCCGTCCACATCCGTGAGGTCGGCTGGTACCTGGTCACGACATCGCATTCGTCCCACCCCCGCCCGCGCTGGTGGAGTGGGGTGGGGTGGTACTGGGGACCGGACGCCGTGATGAGCCACGCTCCGGCCATCGTCCACGACGACTCCGAGTCGGAGCGTCTCTACACCGCCGACGAGAGGTGAGCCATGCCTGACATCGTGTGCGAGAAGTGCGGCTACAAGATGAGCCAGGTGTCCGAGGAGCAGGCCAAGATCCTGAAGGGACGAGGCGGACCACCCGACCGGTTCTGCCGCAGGTGCGGGCACAAGAAGATGAAGGTCCGGTGAAGACCGTGATCCTGGCAGCCCTCGTCGCGTTCGCGCTCTGGGTGATCTTCACCATCGTCGGCGTCAGCAAGTTCCAGCACATCTGGGAGGGGGTGAGTAGCCATCTCTAAGGACGCCTGGAAGGAGCGGGCTGGCGAGCGGTGCAAGAACTGTGAGCATGTGGCACTCGACCACCGCCACGCCGATACCAAGAACACATCCTGCGTGAAGTGGACGTGCGGCTGCAAGGAGTTCAAGTGAGCAACGACAAGGTGGCAGCCACGTTCCATGGGGCCGAGCCGTCCCGTGAGCGGGTCGAGGTATACGAGAAGGCGCTCGGGTGCAGGCCCGATCCTTATGTCACCCACCCCCGACCTCCGTTCTGTCAACTGCACGACCAGACCTTGCTTGCCCTCGGTTGTCCGGTGGCGGTCGCTGCGGCCCGCGTCGAAGCCGACGAGACGGCGGCACTACGGCAGGCGTGCGATGAGTTCGAGAACGCCTACGTCGGCGAGCATGAGGACCGGGTGCGAGCCGAGGCTGAGGTGGACCGACTGACGCGGCTGATCTCGCACATCAAGATCGACAACTGAATAGAGCAGCGCCCTCCTCCATCGGCTGCCAGCGGGAGGTGAGGCGCAGGTCCGGCTGTGACCTCAGCCGTCGACCGCAAGAACCCCCCACCCTGAGTAAGAGACAGGGTGGGGGGTTCTTTGCGTTTCCAGTTACTGGAAGTTGAGGATCTTCCAGGTGTCGGCGTCCACGATCCCGGACTCGCCCTTCCTGGCCTTCTTCTGCGCGGCCTTCACCTTCGCCTCGGTAGCCTCGTCGAACGACCCGGTGACGTCAGCCCCTACCGCTTCCTGGATAGCGCGGATGGCCTTCTCGTCGGCGACGCCCTGGGAGTGGGACTTGCGCGACGTGAAAGGGCGCGAGTAGTAGTGGCCCTTGTCCAGCGGGAACTTCGGCGATGCGGCCTTCTCGGTCATCGTGGTCCTCTCAATCGGGGGTCATGGTGGTGCCGATGACCCAACCGCCATCGGTCCACAACTTCAGCGGATGTCGGGGCACGGCCCCGTCGATCGAACGGTACTCCTTCCACCACGTCCCATCGCTGGCACGCAACTTCAGCCGCCCACCCGTGTCCTCGGTATTGCCGAGGACACGCCAGGTGTTGTCCGGCATCCGCAGTTTCAGTTTCCCGATGATCTCGTAGTTGGGGGTGGTCTGGTATCCGTAGCGGTACTGGCCGGGGTAGTAGTAGCCGAAGACGGCGCGCATGTCCGGGTAGACATGGACGACTGCGCTAGTGGTGGCGGTGCCGAACAAACCCGAGAGCGCCGACACCAACTGTCCATACGACCAGATGTCGTCGAAGTTCTTGATGTAGCAGCCGATGACGAAGTTGCTGTTCGACGAGAAGAACGTGACCAGGTCGGCGCTGGTGTCGTCGATGAAGGAAGCCCAGTCCGTGCCGGGGGTGGCGTCGGTGACGTCCTCGAACTCGGCGACCACGTCGGTGTGGGCCACGCTCGGGAAGTCGGTCATCCCCAGTTCGGTGGTCCAGTCGGCGACAAAGCCTCGGGTCAGGGTGACGTTGATGCCCACCCCGAACGGGTCCTCGACATCCCAGGACAGGATCTTCCACCAGCCGCGTACGTCGTAGGGCCGGTTCGCCGGGGACAGGCCACGGGTGGACGACTCGTAGATGAACTTGTCATTCTCCTGAATGAACGGGTTGATGCCCGAGCCGACCAGGGCGTTCAGCCCGTTGGTCGCCCGCTGGGCGAGAGCGGGGTAGTACGGCAGAGTGTCCTCCGGGTCGGTGACACCATCCAACTGGACTGCGCCGTACTGGTTCTCCGCCTTCGTCATCCACTGGTGGTAGTCGAAGCCAGGTGGGGTGCCCGAGCCGAAGACGAAGAACTGCTCCGTCATGCCGGAAGGCACGAAGAAGTTCCCGTAGCCGTTGGGCGTCCCGGCCTCCTTCACGTTGGTGATCAGCCCTGCGATGGTCGAGGTCATCTCCGGACCACCACCGCTGTAGACGAGGAACTCGTCCCAGGAGACGTGCTCCTCGGACACCTCCTCGCGGTACGCCATCCTCCGCGTGCCCACCCCGGAGTTGCCGAACGCCAGTGAGGAGGTGTCGACAAACCACCCGGCATCCGGCTCGTTGCCCGCACCGGGGGTCCGAGCCGAGTCGAACCAGTCGGACCAGACGATGCCGGGATCGTCATCCGGAGCCACCCCCCACTGGACTGGGCCGTACTCCCAGGAGGAGATGTGCACCAGCAGCGGGTCGCCAGCCGCCACCTCCAGCCGGATGAAGTCCTCCGCCGATGGGGTGCCGGTGGCCGTGACCGTCACCCCGTTGCTCTGGTTCGTCACGGTGATGGTCCAGTCGCGCCCCGACGAGGTCGGGGTGTTCATGGTCAGGTTCAGCACCCCGTCCCTGGGGGCGGTGATGGTCCAGTAGGTGTCGATGGGGGCGCTGCTGTCGCTGCTGGTGTACGGCGGCGTGAGCCGCTGCGGCAGGTCGATGGCCGTACTGGGCGAGTCGTTCGGCGGGGTGGCGGCAGTGGTCCAACTCAGGGTGCCCGTGGTGTACGCGAACGACAGCGGTGGCTGCTGGGAGATGCGGACGTAGTACGTCTCCCCGACCTCGGCCACCATGCCCTGTGTGCCCCCGCTGGTGGCTGCCTTCAGGGTGCCAGTGGAGTCGGCGTAGATGGCCAGGTTCGCCGGGTCGACAGGGGTGAAGTCGAAGGTCAGGATCTTCGACGTGGCGACGGTGAACTTGTACCAGATCGACCGTGACGAGTCCGGGATGAAGGTCCGGGCGAACTCCGTGGTGTAGCCGAAGGCGTTGGTGTTGTCCCAGCCCCCGGTGATGTCGCCGTCCACGCTGACGTCGATGGTGTCCGCTGCGGCGTCGTCGTCGTTGGCCGGAGGTGAGCCCGCTGTGGATCGCTGCCAGTGCAGGGTGGGGGTGACGGCGCTGCCGAAGGCACGGACCTCGACGTACCAGTCGTCTCCGGTAGCGACTCGCGCCTCAGTCCCCAGGTCGGTGAAGGAGGTGCTGTAGGTGGCGCTGGCCTTGACCGGAGGAGACGAGCCGGTGCCGACATAGAGCAGGGCCTGGACGTTTGCCGTGACGCCGGTCAGCCACGCCTGGTAGTCGTCCGGGGTTGGGCCGGTCAGTTTGTAGAACTTCGACTGACCTGACGACAGGGAGACAGCCAGTGACCCGGACGAGGTGACCAGGTCGATGGGGTCGCCGAGTGAGGTACCCGACCCGCCTGCCGTAGTGGTCCACGCCAGCGTGCCCACGGACCAGGTGCTGATGGCCCTCGTGGTCTGGTTGGCGGTCTTCAGGTTCTGGAAGATCTGGACGTAGTAGGTCGTGCCACCCGTGAGAAGGATCGCCGTCGTGCTCGTCCCGGACGTGCCCTCGACGCCGAGCACTGTCGCGCTGCCGTCCTCGAAGACCCGGAGTCTCGTCTTGGTTGTGGGAGCGGTGCCGGTGAACGAGAACGTGGTCGAGACACTGGTCGTCGGCGTGAAGGTGTAGTAGATCGACCGCTGCTGCTCCGGGAAGCCGTGGGCAGTGGTGGTCCCGACGAAGCCCGTGGAGAGTTGGGTGTCGAACGCCTCGGTGTCACTCGCATCCACGTCGATGGACGTGGCGGCGGTGTCGAGGTCGTTCGTGACGACAGTGCCAGTGACGGGCGGGTTCCACGAGACGCCGCTGGTGACTGCGCTTGCCCCCGAGGGCCGCTGGAATCCTGCGACGTAGACCGTGCTGGCCGCAGCGACGAAGGACTGGCCCGTCTGCATGTCCACGGTCTGGAGCAGGGTGGCCGAGGAGAACGGGTCGGTCGTGGTGGGGACTGAGTACAACTTGAAGATCGTGAGCGGTGTCGTGACCGCACCGTTCTGCGACCAGATGAACAGTTCCCGGCCAGCCGTCAGGTTGGTGAACCGGACGTAGATCTCAGCCGTGTCGGTGACGCTGAAACCTGTGACGCTGCTGCCTCCACTGATGGAGGTGTCAGCGATGAACGGGTCGTTCCATGCACCAGTGGGCATAGGTCAGGCCGACGAGTCGAACCAGAGCATGCCGACGCGCGGCGAGCCTGGCTCCGAGAAGACGACCTCGAAGTTCACGACGTGCCCCACGATGTCGATGTTCGCCCCCGAGGTGTAGGGATCACCACCGGGATTGTCCGGATAGTTGACGCTCCCCCCGTAGTAGGACGTGTCGCCACCGGCCCCGCCCCCGAAGATGCAGTCGCCGTCCAGGGTCAACACCCCGTCGCCGTTGCGCCTGCGCTCCAGGGTGATGAGTCGGCGGTTGATCTGCTTCATCAACTGCTCGAAGTCCCGAGGAACATCGTTGATGCTGGCCACTAGGTCCAGTTTCTCCGCAGCATGAGGTCCGCGTCCCGCAACTGGGAGATTCCGGGAGGCCCGCCGCCACCAGGCAGAGTCGGGTTGAGTACGGAGCCGTAGATCTCGATGAGACATGCTCCCTTGTCAGCCCCATCCTGCCACTGCTGGAGGAAGTCGGACGCGGTGCGCCCAGGAACATGATCGTCGTTGGCTTGCTGGAAGAAGATGGGCTCACCCTGAGCCTGCATGTAGTTGTTGATCCGCAACTGGTTGCCGGTGTACCAGTCGTCACGTCCAAGTTCGAGGTTGCCAATGACCAACTGTGCACCCAGGGTGGCGCGGCCATAGTCGATGATTGACTGCACGTACTCGAATGAGACGACGCTGGTCAGATCACTGACATCCCCCGTGCTGGTGGACCAGACGTGGTAGGGCGAGAAGGTCATCGAGACCCTGGTGGTGTCGAACGCCTGCATGGCGTCGATGGCAGCCATGTGAGCCAACTGGTCGTTGGACCCGATACCGGAGCGCAGTCCCTCGATCCACAGAGAGTCGTTGCCGGTCGTTCCCTGCATCGCCGACAGCGGGCGCACCATCGGCTCACCGAACCTGATACCCGTGAACGAGATGGCCACCTCGCCCACTTCTGGGACGGCGTCATACCGCTGCGCGAACTTCACCATGAATGCTGCCCACGCTGTTTGGGCGTCATTCCTCCACCAGCGCGGGGGGTGGGCAATAGCACCGAATGCCTCGATGTCCATGGTCGGCCCACCCAGTGTCGTCACGGCTGATGGCGCTGGCGTGGGCTGGATACGAACCTTGATCTTCAACGGGTAGCCAGAGGCGCGCGCTCGGTTGATCAGGTTGTCGAGGGGATTGCCCGTCAGGATGGTGCCATCCAGGCTGTTCGACAGTTCGGCCCAGTCGACCCACAGCACAGTGTTTCGTGCCCCGGCATCCAGGAGACGTTGGGGTGGCAGGCCACCGCCCATCCAGGCGAGCCCCAGCATGGGGTCCTTCAGTCCCGTGCCGATCGGTCCTGGCTGCGGTGGCAGCGGGCCAGCAGTAGTCCGCATGAGGGCGTCAGCGGCGGTCAGAGCGGTGACGCCGACTGCGCTGTACCCGGACGGCAGTTCCAGAGAGCGAACGTGGTCAGCCGTAGCGTCGGAGATGGTCTCCAGCAGCAGCGCAGGCCCGCCGACGCGAGACATCGTGGCGGTCTGGTCGCCTCGGGTGAAGGACCCAGCGATGGTGCGCCGCAGGGCATACATGCGGTCGCGCTCATAGGACACCGCGTCGGCGTTGTTGATGCCATAGACGCCGCGCCCGGAGGTGACCCTGACGCAGTACTGGGCGTAGTCGCGCATGATGTTGATGTCACCACTCCAGCGTCCCGTGGTGACATTCAGGTTCTGCCACGGGAGAGCAGCCCAGAAGATGACTCGGGTACTGCGCCAGTGGTCGGACACGGAGTCAGCGAATGCCTTGCAGTGCGCCACATCGACGGGGGTGGTGTATCCGGCAGCGATGAGCCGGGTGCGGTTTCCAGCATCGGCCATCTGACGGATGCCAGCCTCTGCGCTGTACTGGGTGCCGACCGCCCAGACATTGATCTCATGGATGAAGGGGTTGTCGTCGTACCGCGCAGCGAGTTGTGCGTCCACGTAGGTGACGATGTCCCGGTAGCCCTGAGTCCAGAACCGGGGGCACTCGAAGTCGGGGTCGTCGTTGGTCGGTGAGGTCACCGTGTAGTGGCCGACCGTGGAGTGGTTCTTGATCCAGAGCGGTGCTTCGCGTCCCGCGTAGATCCGCAGCCGCGCACCCTGCATCCCCGCCGCGATGCCATCGGCGATCTGGTCGTCGATGCTGGAGAAGTCCAGCGGGTCGCCCTCGGTGGGGTACAGGTCGGCCAGGTCGACGCTGATGACGATGTTCTTCACAGCCCCTCGGTATGGCACGGACGGGATGCCGTTCCGATCTACCAGTCCGAGCAGCGGAGCAACCAAGCCTGGTGCGCTGGGGTGAACGCCACCACTGCCGGGAGGACCACCAGGGTCACCGGGATCAACCGGTGGTGGTCCACCGGTTCCACCGTCGATGATGGAGAGGCTGCCAGGTGCGGGGCTCATCACCACCGTGATGGACTCCAGCCCGCCTTCCATGGTGAAGGTGACTCGGTCGAGTTTCTGCTCCTGGGTCACCTTGCGGCACGTCTCCGTGGCTCGCAGTGGGATGCGTGTTCCTGGCACCAGGTCGTTGATGGTCAGGCCGGTGTCAGGGTTGAGCCGTGAGTTGTCCGGCACCCGCACCACCACGGGCGTGGGGTACCGGTTGCTCAGGTTGCGCACGGTCTGAGCCGACATCTCCGCCAGGGCCGTGTCCGAAGCACCCTCAGCGGCGCACTGGATGGTGTCCTGCAACGAGTAGGAGGTCTCCAGCATCTCCCACGGGCCGTAGTAGTCCTCATCCACCCTGGTCGCGGACCAGTTGCCCAGGCCGTCGGTTACGGCAGAGAACGTACACAGGTTCATCCCGTACTGGGTGGCGATGACCTCGCCGTCGAAGTCAGCATCGGTCAGTGGAACGGTCCGGCCCAACAGGTAGTCGGTGTCGTACACCAGGAGTGCCCGACCCACGCTGGTGTAGTCGACGCCCGACCGGGCAGCCATGTCGTCGATCTCCTCCCACATGGTCTTCTCGAACGGGAGGGTATTGCGCGTCGTCTGCGAAGAGTCCTCAGTGGTGCGGATATCGAGGAAGGGCAGGATGTTGACTGCCGGGTCCACCGCCTCCCAGCCCCGGCTCAGTTCCGCCGTCATCATGGTGCGGATGCGCTCGGTGGCGAAGTCGGTATGGGGGAAGGCGTTGTTGTACGCCTCGTGGAGGATGGTGCGGTAGACGTAGTGCCAGCAGTCCTTGGCCTCGATGGTCACTACGGTCTGGCCGTACTCGATCCGGGTGATCGGCCCTTCCCACACCCCCACCCCGTTACGAATGATCTTGATCTCGTGGCGTCCGGCTTCCAGTTTGGCCAGGTTCGCGCAGCAGTCCTTGTCGTCGGTGGACACCGAGAGCACGCAGGTGGAGATGTCATCCCGGACCCGCGTGTAGGTGAGGGTCAGATAGGGGACGACGTCGAAGACATTCGTGTGGCCACCCCGGTCCATCACCTTGACCAGGGTGCTTTCACAGTTCAGGCTCATCGGCGCTCCACTAGTGTCAGAGTTGCCTGGAGCGCCGAAGCAGATGCGCCTTCCAGGTACACGATGTACCCCTCGCCGCCACCGTACATGACCGGCCATTCAAGGCTGAGTGGCTCGAACGGGTCACCATCGGTGGCGGGTACCGACTCGGGCGGGTAGAGCAGGTGCGTGGTGTCCACCTCGAAGATCTGCGTCGACAGGTCGAGGGTGGAGGTGGCGCGACGGATGGAGGCGTCCACCTTCAGCACCACCCCAGCGGCGGTGTCGCCGATGATCATGTTGCCCACGGTGTCGCAGGCGTTCAGTGCCCCCGCGTCGGCCTCACCGGGGGCCAGAGGCCAGATCCGGTACCAGAGGTTCGACACCTCGTTGTTGGCCTCCAGGGTGAGCACCGGGTACGTCGGCTTGGTCGGGGAGATGTCGGTGCCGGGGATGTACCAGCCCACCCGCTGGTTCCTGGGGTCGGCGGAGTAGCAGGCCGGGATCACCGGGGGGCGCGGCGGTGATGGGACGGGTGGGCAGGCCGGGTCGGTGATGGTGGTCAGCGGGGGTGGGGCGGTACACACATAGTCCGGCATGTCCCCGGAGGCGATGTTCGGCAGCGCCGCCTCCGTCTCCTTGGAGTAGACGAACGGATCACCGGACGCCATCGTCCACTCCACCCGGTACATGAACCCGGAACTGGTGGCGTACTTCAGCAGGACGTTCGGGCCGTCCACGCAGGCAGCCGAGCGCAGCACCCGGTACATCTTGTCCTCGGTGGCGGTGCCCTGGGGGCACGCCTCGTAGAACACCAGGTCCCGCTTGTCGTCGCTGCACTTGGAGTTGATGTCGATGAAGTCGGGGGCCGTGAACGCGGCGGGGGCACCGAACACCGGGCCACGCAGCCCAGCGTTGAGGGTGCCGCGCAGCCAGTCCATTCCGTACTCCAGGCCAGGCTCCGAGTTGGCGATGAGCAGCGCCGTGAAGCGCACCTCCCGGATGGGACGACGGACCCGCGAGACGTAGCCGCCGTCGCCATGCCGCTCCACCGTCTGGGCCTGGCGCACGTCCCCTTCCAGCCCCTCGATGGTGAGCGGCAGCACCCCCACGAAGTCGGCGGACAGCGGGTCGGCGGCGGAGTACCAGGGGGCCGGGTCGGTGACCGGGTCCACGTAGGTGGTGTCGAGCGTCTCGCAGGTGTCGCAGGCCCGGACGTTCAGGGTCCGCACCAGGGTGTCCGCGTAGACGTCAAGGCGGTTGTTGTTCAGCAACTCGCGGTCGCCGTAGGCCATGTATCCGGGGAACATCAGATGAACGCTCCTACTGCCATCCGGTCCAGCACCGCCGACGCCACCTGCATCGGGTCCGCGTTCACCGGCTGCACGTTGATGGCACCCGGAGCGATGGTGATGGTCTTCCCCCCACCAGCGATACCACCGGAGGCGTAGTGGGTCTTGCCCTGCGCGATGGCCGCGAGCCAACGGACCGACTCATCGACCTGGCTGAGGGGCCGGTCCAGAGGCACCACGGCCTCCCTGCCGGACTCGCCGATGACCGCCATGGTGGCGTGGTCCACCAGCCCACCCTTGGCAAGGTAGGAGATGAAGGGCAGGTCGAAGGGGGAGGTGTCGTTGAAGCCCGCGATGAAGTTGTTGATGTTCCGGATGATGTCGTTGAGGGTGCCCTTCAGGGCGTCCGCGATGTAGGAGCCGACGGTCCTGCCGATGTTGACGAAGAACTGGCCGATGCGTCCGGGCAGTTCCCGGAACCAGGGCATGGCCGTGCCCTCCCACCAGGTCGTGAAGTTGGTCCAGAGCGCGACGCCCCAGTCCTTCAGCCCGTTGACCCGCTCCATGAAGGCGTTGCGGATCACGTTCGGCAGTTCTCGGAACCAGGGGATGACGGTGCCCTGGAGGTAGCCCAGCGCGTTGTCCCACAGCGAGACGACCCAGTCCCGCAGCCCGTTGATCCGGATCATGAACTCGTTGCGCACCAGGTCCGGCAGGCTGGCGAACCAGGGCTGCGCCGTGGTGTTCCACCAGTCGACCAGGTTCTCCCACTGGGTGATGAACCACTGGCCGACCACGTCCCCGGTGGACTCCCAGAGCGAGCCGAGCATCTCCGGGATGCTGGTCCACCAGGGCACGAAGGTCTCGTTCCACCAGGCCAGGACCGAGTTGAACTGGTCGATGAAGAACTGGCTCACGATCTGGTTGGCGTTGTCCCAGAGGGTGCTGAGGGTCTCGGGGATGCTGGAGAACCACGGGAAGAACACCGTGTTCCACCACTCCACCACGGCGTCGTACTGGTCGATGAAGAACTGGCTGACGAACTTGTCGGCCTGGTCCCACAGTGCACCCAACTGCTCCGGCAGCCCCGTGATGAACGGGATGAACGTCTCCTCGAACTGCTTCTGCACCGCAGTGATCTGCTCGTAGAAGAAGTTGACGATCGAGCCAGCGGCCTGGCCCAGCCAGAAGACGATCTTGTCCGGCAGGTCCGTGAAGAACCCGGCCACGGACTCCATGGCCTTCGAGAAGCCCTCGCTGATGCTGGTCCCCAGGTCGGTGAAGAACTGACCGATGGACAGCCGCCCCGAGGTGAACCCCTCGCTGATGCTGGAGCCGAGGTCGGTGAAGAACTGGCCGGTCGCCAGGCGGGCGGTGGTGAAGCCGTCCGCGATGCTGGTACCCAGGTCCGCGATCTTCTCCCCCACGGCGGAGAAGTCGATGTCCGGTGCGCTGAAGGTGTCGTCGAACCACTGGCCGATGGACAGCCGGGTGTCCTCGAAACTCTTGCCCAGGTCGTCGAAGAACGAGGACGTCGCCTCGGTCGCCGACGTGAAGCCCGACGAGATGCTGTCCGAGATGGAGGAGCCAGCCGCAGCGGCGTCGGTCTGCATGCCCTCGAAGGCGTTGGACGTGGTGCCCGCGAACTGGTCGATGATGCCCTTCACCGGGCCGGTGCCCGCGTTGAACGCTCCGGCCAGGATCTTGCCGGAGCCCTCGAACTCCTTGCGGAACCCCTCCCCAATCTTGCTCACGTCCAGGGTGACGATGCCGGTGATGATGTCGAGGAACCCGGCCATCGACTCGGACAGTCCGGCGATGATGTCCGCGACACCCTTGAAGGACGACGCCAGGTTCTTCAGGATCGACCCGCCCAGGAACTCGGCCAGCGGCTTCAGCCACACCATCGCGTCCTTCAGCGAGGGGATCAGGTCGTCCCGGATGGACGCGGCCAGTTCGTTGAAGCCCTCCAACTTGGTGTCCAGGACGTTCAGGGCGTCACCCTTCAGTGCACCCGCCACCTCCGTGACGAAGTTCCCGATCAGGGCCAGCAGGTCGCCGAACGGCTTCAGGTTGACGGTGCCCAACTTCGAGGTGAGGGCGTCCACGAAGCCGAGCGCAGCGTCGATCATGGGACCGGACTGCTGGAGCCAGCGGCCCACCGTGTCCAGCGCACCCGCGATCTGCTCCCGGCCCTTCGCCGTGTCGAGGTGGTCGAACACGGTGGCGATGCCCATGATCAGTTCGCCGAGACCCTGAGCCGCCAACTTCACGTCGGCGAACCACTGCTTCAGTTCGTTCTGGCCCTGGGTAGAGGCGAGGAAGTCCGCGAACTTTCCACTGATGTGCTCCAGGAATCCGAGGAAGTCCTGAGCGGGACCACTGGACGCAGCGGTGAACAGACTGCCAATGGCCCTCCCGATGTTGACGATGGTCTGCCACAGGGACCGAGCCATCGTGAAGGCGGTGTCCATGAAGTCGACGATGGACTCCTGGCCGGTCGCCGAGTTGGCCCAGCGCGAGAAGGAGATGAAGAGGTCGTCGAACGCCTTCAGGAGGGTGGTGGCGAACGGCATGATGGGCGCGAAGAACCCGATCAGCCCGGTGGTGAGGTTGGTGAGCGCGCTCCCGAGTAGGGCCACCTGATGGGGGATGGCGTCGAGGATGGTGCCGAGACTCTTCTTCACGGCGGGGTTGGTGAACGACTGGACGATCCCGGTGGCGATCCCGGCAAAGGTGGAACCCAGGTCCTTGGCCAACTTCAGCGCCATCGGGCGCAGCGCATCCAGCAGGATGCCCACCTTGCGGTCGATTCCCTTGAAGGCGGTGGTGTCGAACGCCTTCTGGAACGCGATGCCGAACTGCTTCAGCGCCTCCACCGACTTCGGTGCCTGCTTGCTGAAGTCCTTGATGAACAGGACCATCCCACCCAGCCCAGCCAGGACGGCGGGGACGGCGGCAGCGGCAGCCAGGAGCGCCCCGACCAGCGCACCACCGATGGCCGACGCGGCGACGATGGCAGCGCCAGCCACCAGCGACAGGGCGGAGGCCAGCAGGCTAGCCGTCTTGATCATGGCCAGGATGGCGACGACCGCAGCCGCAGCAGCGGAGCCGATGCTGACCAGCCCACCCAGCGCCGGACTGCCACCAGCGAACTTGCCGAAGGACTTCAGGAAGATCTGGTCGAACACCTTGCCCAGCGCGGTACCGGCCCGGAGCGGTGCGACCAGCAGGTCCACCAGCGGGTTGCCTCGGTGGCTGATCCCCTCCAGGGTCTTGTTCAGCCCACCGAAGACGGAGAACAGGCCGTCCGCCGACCTGCGCGCACGACCCGTGTCCCGGTCCAGGTCCCTGGCCCCACGCCCGGTCTTGACGATGAACGCCTCAGCCCCGCGCGCACCCTCCCGGATCTTCGCCATGGACACCGACACGGACTTGATGTTCCGGTCCATGCCGAAGAGGACAGTGCCGCTGTCCCGCAGTTTCGCGTTGAAGGCGTCCGCCTCACGGGTGGCGTCCTTGAAGGCGTTGGCGATGTTGACCCGGTCGAACTCCTTGTTCATGCGGACGGCTTCCACCCGCATGTCGTTCCACGCCTTCTTCGTGGCGGCTGCGCTGGCCCGCTGGTTCCGGTCGAAGGTGGCGTTCAACTGCTTCGCCTCGGTGACCATGTCGGCCCACGCCTTGACGGCAGCCCGCGTCCGCTCCTTGTTGAGGCGGTCGAACTCGACGTTCATCCGCCGCGCCTCGACCAGCATGTCGTTCCACGCCTTGGCGTCAGCGCGAGCGCGGGCGTTGGCCTGCACGTCGAAGGTCCGGTTCATCCGCATGGCTTCGGCCTGCATGGCGGCGAACGCCCTCTTCTGGGCGGAGGCGTTGTTGTCCCAGACGGTGTTCAGTTTCAGCGCCTCGGTGTGCAGCGCCTGGAGGGCTTCAGCGTCCTTCTTGGCCCGCTCCTCGATGAGTGCGGACTTCGCCCACTTCTCGACCTGGTTGTTGAAGACCTCGAACTCTTTGGCGTTGAGTTGGTTGGTCTCCCTCAGCCTGGTCAGTTCCGCCCGGATGCGGGCCGACGCCTGCTCCACCCCACCCAGGGACCGCTCGAACTCGCTGAAGTCGCCGGAGACCAGGGCCTCGGTCAGCGCGGTGCGGATCTTCTTCCGGGCTCCGGCCAGGTCCTGGTCGGCCCGCTTCTCGACCTCCTTGCCGAACGCGGAGGAGTAGCCAGCACCAGCAGAGGTGCCCTCCGCCTCGGCGAGCGCCGCCTCCCGTTTGAGAGCGCGGCGCATCGCCGTGGTGTCGGCAGTGATCCGGATGAAGGCGTCACCGACGAGTTCACCTCTCGGCACCGCCCACCTCCTCTTCCAGTAACTGGAACTAGGTCACTGCCTGCATGAAGTTCATGAAGTCGTCGCCCTCACGTTCCAGTTCTGTCTCCGTCACAACCCTCGTGGCGGTGATCCCGGCGAGGGGGGCTGCCAGAAGTATGTCGAACTGCTCCCGATCTTCGCTATCAGCGTTCCGTGTCGCCTCGGTGTAGATGTAGTTCAGTAGCCTGTCGAACGGGAGTTTGATCGGATCTACGCCCTGACGCGCTGCTTCGCCGTCGAACCGGACCCACTGCGTGATCGTGAGTTGGCAGAGCCGGACGACGACTTCGTAGGGCGCTCGCTGGACCACTCCTGGATCAGGAAGGTGAGGATGTCCGCGATGTCCTCGGCCCCGAACGGATCAGCGGCGACGAGGAGGCGGCGCTTCAGGTACCGCTGGTCCTCCGGTTCCATCAACTCCCAGAGGAAGTTGATGCTGGTGGCGATGGCGTCCTGGTCAGAGCCGTAGCCGGTAGCCGCCGCCATGAACAGCGTCAACTGGCTGGAGGTTGGACCGTGAGCGACGATGGAGTGTTTGTCGACCGTGAACTCCACGTCGGGCATGACTTCCGCGTCACCATCAGCATCAGCCCGCTTCTTGGCGGTGATGAACTCCTTCATGCCGTTCCTTCCTATAGGTGGAAGACATGGTAGATCAGAGGGTGTCCATGACCTGGTCGAGTGCGTCCGATAGGAAGTCATTGGGGTGCTGCCCAGTGACCCACTGTGCATGGGTGCCGTGGAAGGCACTGACCGGCAGCGGACCCAGCGGCCCACCGTCCGTCCGGTAGATCCTCCGGTCGATGTTGCGGGCACCCGTGCCCTTGATGACGAACTTGGCGTACGGAGCACCGGGACCACCCGCGCTGACCCCCACCTTCACCTGGTCACGGGTCGACCCCTCGTAGAAGGAGTGGATGGTGGACCGCAACCTGCCGGTCACAACCGGGCACTCCGCCTTGGCCAGGGTCTGCACCCGCTGGGACTTCTGCCGCGCCCAGCGCCACACCAGCCCACCAGGCTGGCTCATGGATGTGATGACCGTGTCGTAGATGACGACGTCGATGTCGTGGCGGGCCATCAGAACATGTCCACGAGAGCGGTCCAGGTGCCCCCGACGCAGGAACCCTCGGGACCGATCGGCTGGTACGCGCCGAGCGTCACCTCACGGTTCTTCATCAGGTCGCTGCACAGCAGCACCCGCTTCATCGCCGCCATCTCCGCCAGTTGCACCCGCGCCGAGTTGGCCTGGTACTCCATCGACATCGGCTCACCTCGGGCGTCAGCGGTCTGGTGGCAGCGGACGATGCCCATCTCGTAGGTAGCCGTGAAGACGGTGTTGCAGCGCGAGAAGTCCGTCGCGCTGATCGGGTCCACCCACTCGTTGATGTTGGCCAGCCGTACCCAGGCCATGCCGCACCGCTCCCCACCGCAGGGGGAGCAGTAGTCCAGCGCCACCAGGGCACCGGGGATGACGCCCAGCCAGCACGGTTCGGCCAGCCCGGAGGTGGCGATCTCCACCTCCAACTCGGCGGCGAGGTCCGTCAGGAACGGCCAGACCAGATCATCGTCGGTCATGGCCATGTGGTGGTCCTCGGCTCATGGAGGTCTGGGGAGTACACCCGCAGCGGAGCCGTCAGGTTCGTCGGGTTCCAGCGCATCACGTAGGCGTCGACCTCGCGGATGCCAGTCTTCCCGGAGGGGAACAGGCCAGCCGCCAACTCCATCGAGACGCCCTGCCGGGTGATGCTGGTGACGTTGTCAGGCAGGCGGCACCGGCCACCCACGATGCCCGCCGCGAACTCGCAGGCCAGGGAACCGGCAGCCTTGGTCCCCAGCCCGTCCACCGGTACGCCGCGCAGGTAGGTGACGGCGAACGCCCCCACCTCGTCCGATCCCACCACCATGTTCTGGGTGGTGGGCCAGACGGAGCCGTCGGTCCGGACCAACTCGTTGCCGTTGTCCACCCGGTAGACGGCCTCGGACACAACCTCGCCGTCGATGAGGACTTCGGTGATCTCGCCGACCGGGCCGAGCAGGAAGATGCGCTCCGCCCCCAGGTGGTCGCAGTCGTCGGACTCGCAGCAGGCGTTCACCCACTCCCCGTTGGACGCGATGTACGGGTAGAACATGGAGCCCGCCCAGTACCAGGCGGCGGAGTCCCGAGCGCAGCGCCGGGAGCAGGGACGGACCGTGACCGGGCAGCCCCCCACCCGGTAGCCGGTGAGGGCACGCATGGACGTCTCGGCCAGCGCGACCGCATACTCCTGGACCTCGGTGGCGTAGTCATCCCACCCGGTACAGAAGGACGTGTCGACAGGCCAGCACTCGGTGGGCAGCGCAGGTGTGCTCATCGCTCCTCCTTCAGGCAAAGCATAGGGCTGGACACACCGAGGGGCCTGTCAGTGACGACAGGCCCCTCATCTGTGTTGCGGCTAGGCCGGACCAGCAGCCCAGGCGGAGGACGTCCAGTGGGCCTTCGTGCCGTCCGCGAGCAGGATGTACTGCCCGGTGGTCCACGCCGTGGTCGGCGACGCGGTGAGCGTCGGCGAGACGGTGAGGTCCGCGAACGACTCGCGGGGGTAGGAGTCCGTCGGCCCGTAGGTGCCGGGGATGCCCGCGATACCGGAGGTGGAGCGCGGACCGGAGGCGACACAGTCGGTCGTGGGCTCCGGGGGAGCGACCTCGGTCAACTGGACGTGCAGGTGGTCCGAGGTCCCGATGGCCGTGAGCAGCGGCGAGGCAGCGTCTGCGTCGTCGAGGACCACGTCGTACGGACCCGTGTCCCAGCCGGAGCCGGTCTTCGTGGCCGCGTTCGAGACGGTGAAGGTGACCGCCCCGTTCTCGATGGTGAAGTCACCCAGCACCCCACCCTGCACGAACGGCAGGAGGGTGTAGCCGTAGGTGCCCTGACCGGCCTCTGCGGAGCAGGCGGCAGCCGGGACGTTGGACCACACCTCCAGCGCGAAGCCCGAGTCGGACGAGTCGACATCCGAGGAGACCCGGAACCCGACGGCATCTCCAGCACCGTCGAAGACCGTGGCCTGGCCGGACATCATCGCGTACAACTCCGGGTCCACCTGGCAGAACGTGACCACCACGCCGTAGCCGTTGAACTGGGGGACTGCCGGGTCCGACACGCAGACACGCCCTGCGGCGTTCTCCACGCTGATGTCGGTACCGGTGTTGATGTTGGCCGTCAGCGCGATGGAGACGAAGCCATCACTAACGACACTGGAGCAGGCCGCAGGAGCGACGCGCCCACAGCCGTCGAGCCGCGTGACGCGCATGACACGCCCACGCACCATGGGGAACTGCCTGGTGGCCATCGGTCACTCCTCGGCTGCGGTGGTCTTCTTGGCGGCGACCTTCTTGGCCGTCACCTTGCGCGGGTTGCTCTTGTCACGCTGGACACCCGCCTCTTCGTCGTCCGCCTTGACCTTGGCATCGAAGGCTTTCGCCTCGTCGTCCTCGGTCGTGTACTCGACGCCTGCCTTCTTGGCCAGGGCCTCGTCGACCACGAGATAGCCGCCGCTGGTTCGCACCACGTTGGCTTCCTCCTTGGCCTTCTCGGCTGCATCGAGCAGGAGCACGGCGTTGTCCTTGCTCTGCTGGACCTTCACATCTGCCATCTCAACCTCCTAGGGGTGAGTAGCCCCGGCTCCCGGAGTGGCTACGGGAGCCGGGGCTGGTGATCAGGGGGTGAGGGTGAAGCAGGCGGCGAGGTTGGCGATACCGGTCTTGCCAGCCTGGCAGAGCGGGATCGTGACCTTCTTGGCCTTGTAGCAGCGGTTCGCCAGGAGGATGCCCTCCTCGGTGAAGAGGCCGGTGTACTCGTTCTCCACCAGGCTGGCCGCGTCGTAGACGTTGCTCAGCGTGATGACGTCCGAGGTGCCCTTGACGAAGGTGCCCGAGGGGTAGATCAGCGCGACGAAGGTGGCCGGGTAGCCCTCCTCGTTCTCCACCAGCGGCTGCCAGTTGTAGACCCACTGCACGTTCAACTTGCGTGCCGAGAAGTACGACTGGAGTTGCTGGTCGGAGATGGCCAGCATGTCGACGCCGTTGCGGTTCGCCAGGTCGGCGCGCATCGCGGCTCGGACCCAGTAGGGGACGACGACCTCCATGGTCTGCGCGAGCGGCAGACGGTAGACGCCTCGGAGGGTCTCGGCCTGGAGTTCCAGCGCCGCCAGCGAGTCGGAGACCGTGCCACCGATGGTCGCCGGGGTGACCGCAGCCGCGATGGCCAGGGCCTTGACGATGAGGTTGCTGGAGATCTTGTGCTGGTGGGCGGTGAGCATGCCCGAGGTGATCCGCTGCGTCAGTTCCGGGTACGCCGCGTTGGTCAGGATCGGCAGTTTGATGCAGAGGCCGGTCGCGTCCAGGCGGACATCCGTGAAGGTCGGGCAGGTGATCGTGTAGCAGGTCTTGTCCGTACCGGCGATGGCCTGGGCCTCGGTCTGGGTGAAGTCCTGACCGTAGAAGTCGGAGAACTGCGGACCCATCGTGAAGTTGATGCCACCACGGGTGACCTGGATCTCCGGGACGTCCCAGAGTCCGTCGAGGGACTCACCCGCACAGAAGTCGTACAGGGTCTGGGACGGGGCGCACCAGCCACCCGCCGCCGTGAGCGACCCACCGGGGAGGCGCTTCTCGTCACCGGCCCGGTCGAGGACCTCGGTCACGTCACCGTTGCCCTTGGCCACGAGGTCGTCCTCGAAGCCGCGACGGATGGTGGCCACCGGGTACTTCTGGAGGGTGCCGCCTGCGGTACCCCCGGTGAAGACCGGCATGCCCTTGGCGCGGCTGGCCACGGCGTCAGCGAGACGCTCCAGGGTGCCGATCTCGGAGCCGGTGGTGAAGTCCGGGATGTCCGCCGAGGCGATGATGCTGACCTTCTTGGCGGGGGTCTCCGGAACAACCGGGCGGGGCTTGCGAACGATGACGTTGGGGGCCGAGGCGGTCACTGCCTTCTCCTTCTCTGGGGTCTCGACAGTTGCCTCGACCTCGGAGTCGTCAGCCTCCTCTTCGGCCTCCTCCTCGTCGTCATCAGCCTGCGTGTCGTTGGCGACCGCGAGGTCGTCCTCCGCAGCGGTGACGCGGGCGTCCTTCAGTGCACTCATGCGCTCGACCCGCTGGCTGGCAGCGGTGACGCGGTGCTGCTTCTCCGCGCCCAGGTCCTTGACCGCAGCGTCGATGCGCTCGGCCTCGACCACCTCTTCATCGGTCCAGTTGGCCTTGGCGAAGATCTCGTCCAGGCGCTCGTTGCCCTGGGTGATCAGATTGTCGATGTCCTCAACGCTGTAGGTGCTGAGGTCTTCGGCGACGTTGAACTCGTCCATATCGTCGTCTCCTGTGGAAAGTGTGGACTGGCCTGGGAGCGAATCAACCAGGGCCGGGTGCATAGGCACGGGACTAGGTCCACTTGGAGACGTGCCGTTCAACTTCTGAGGGAGAGACTACACACTGCTTCCAGTTACTGGAAGGTCAGGCGAACTGGGCGCGCACCTTGAACTTCTGCGGGCCGAAGGTCTCGGGCCTCCCGGACGGGAAGGTGACCTCGACCTCCACCTCGTGTATCCCCACCACCGAGAGGTCGGTGTCGCCCCACTGGTAGATCCACGCCCCGGCAGGACCATCCTCGATCGCGGCAGTGACGGACAGGACGGTCTCCCGGTCGGGGCGCAGGATGTGCGCCTCCACCGCCGAGCCGGTGATGTCGACGGGCTGCTTCCCCGCCGACACCACACCGGTCAGCGGTCGGGCCGTGTCGCCCTCGGTGAAGGTGGGGATCGTCAGCATGACAACTCCAGTGCTGTCGCAGGGACGGTGAGGGTGAGGTGTCCGTCCACGACGGTGAGCGTCAGGTCGGTGGACGGCACTGTCAGGGTAAGGGTCGGCTCGCAGATCGGGACAGGGATGCCGCCGTCGATGATGGAGCGGGCACGCAGGCCGGACAGCGAGAGGAACCCGACCTTGGTGGTGTGGGTCTGGTCCAGCGCCGCCGTCGTGGACGTGGCCGGGATGCCGTAGATGGCCAGGCAGGCGGGGCCGTTGCCCTCGATGACCTCCTCGATGATGAGGAGCGGGGCGATGCCACTGATCGACAGCGAGCCGACATGTGCTGTCGCGGTGGCGTCGGACCCGGCAGTGGCCCCCACCCCGGCCAGGGACAGGAAGCCGACGGAGGCAGGACTGGTGACGTTGGTCAGGCCGACCGAGTCGGCGGAGATGCCGCTGACGGAGAGTGACCCCACACGGGCCGTACCGACCCCGTTGACCGTGGAGGCTGCTGGGACACCGGAGATGGCCAGCGAGCCCGTGTGGGCTGCGCTGGTGACGATGGAGGCACCGTCCGCGCGGAGGCCGCTGATCGACAGGAAGCCGACCCTGGCCGTGTGGACGGCGACACCGACCGAGGTGGCCGGGATACCCGACAGGACCATGAGTCCCGTGTGGGTGGTGTGGGTGACGTTGTCGCCGACGATCACCGAGTCGGCGCGGATACCGGAGATGGCCAGGAGCCCAGGACCGGTCCCCTCCACCACATCCTCGAACGACAGGATGGGTGCCAGGCCGGAGACGGCGAGGAAGCCCACCCTGGCGGTGTGGGTGACGGACGCGGCAGACACTGCGGACACACCGGACACGGACAGCGACCCGACATGCGCCGTGTCGGTGACGTTGGTCTGGATGACCGAGGTGGCCGGTACCCCGCTGACGGCCAGGTGCCCGACGCGAGCGGCGTTGGTGCTGTCCGAGGTGGACTGCGCCCGCACACCCGAGACGCTCAGAGCGCCGACGTGCGCGATGTCAGTGGCTCCGACGGTGGAGACGGCCTGGAGCCCAGACAGGGCCAGCGCACCCACAGTGGCGGTGCTGGTGACATCGGCGGTGGAGGCAGCCCGGACCCCACTCAGCGACAGGAACCCGACCCGCGCGGTGTGGATGACGTCAGCGGCGGAGGTGGCCTGGAGACCAGAGACCGACAGTGAGCCCACGGTGGGCGTGCCGACCGCCCCGATGGTGGAAGCCGCAGCCTCCCCGGAGACGGAGGCGTAGCCGACCCTGGCGGTGTGGACGACGTCAGAGGTGGAGGTGGCCTGGACGCCACTGATCGACAGCGTGCCGAGCAGGGCCAGCGCGACGATCGAGGAGGCGGACTGGGCGACCAGTCCGGAGGCGGCGAGCGAGCCGACCGGTGCTGTGTCGGTGACATCCGTCCCCGCAGGAGCCGTCGGCAGGAACGCCCGACGCTGAGGCGGTCGCCACTGATGTGGCCGGAAGATGCCCGACATGGGACTAGATCAGTTCACCAACCGCGATTCGTCCCTGGATGCCCGCGATGGAGTCTGCGGGCGTGGTGACCAGTTCGAGGACGAGCCGGGTGGCCTGGTCGATGAAGATCTGCTCCTCAGGGATCGGCACGTAGAGCAGCGTCTGCCGGAGGTTCCAGGCCCACCGCGCCAGTTCGACCGAGGTGCCACCGGTTAACTTCGTGGTGTTGCCGGTCTCCAGTGTGAAGCCTGCGGCGGTGTCGTTCGGGCGGGTGGACTGGAAGGTGGAGGTACCGCCACCGGAGCCGGAGGTGGGTGCGCCGGTCACGCGCTTCAGAACCACTGTCAGCATCTCCTCCTGCGCGTCACCCACCTCGGAGGTCTGGCCGATCTCGAAGCCGAGCAGGAGTCCCGGCTTGTTGGCTGCCGCCAGCAACTCGAAGATGTCGATCTGCGCCGTGAACGCGCTGCTGATGTTGATAGACGCGGTGTAGGAGCGGGAGAGTCCGATCATGGTGTCACCTCACGAGGATGGGGAGTAGGCGATATGCCGAATGTACTGGGGCTGACGAGGTTGCAGCCCCGCCGACAGCGGCCTTGACCTCGATGCCGATTGTCGCAGTCGCCTGCCCTGCCGGACCCGAGTAACCCGCCGAGATGGAACCCGCCGCTCCCGTGTCGGCGTAGTCCTGCTGGTAGGCACCCCAGTGCACGCTGTCCCGGAAGTAGCCCCGCTCGGTGCCGGTCGAGCCGTTGACCGTTCGCCGAGTACGGGTCGTCCCGTCGACAGCGTTCCAGTCCGCCGAGACCACGCACAGTGCCGAGTTGGCGGCAGCCGTAGTCATGGTGACGAGGTTGCTGGTCGAGTTGACGGTCGGTGCACCGATGGTTCCGGTCCCGTTGTGGCTGCGCCAGACCCAGACAGCAAGTCCCCACCACCCAGTCGAGACCGACGGCATGACCGCAGACACGCTGAACGTCGCGTTGCCGGTTGCGGGGGCGGACCAGGCGATGGCTCGGGCATGGCTGTTAGTGGTGCCCAGGGTGGCGAGTTGGCTGTAGGTGAGGCTACCCCCGGTCGGGGCCGTGTTGACGGGTCCTGCCGAGGTCGCCGACTCCATGATGGAGGCGACGATCAGTAGGTCCCCGGTCTGGACTGTTACCGACACGGTCTTCGGCTCGGTGGTGGTGTTGAGGACCGTGTTCCCGAAGGAGACGAAGGTGGGGGGGGTCGCCATGTCAGCCCGTTGGCGACGTGGACATGCTGAGGTTCTCGAAGTCCTGGATCGAGGTGTACCCGGCGTTGTTGCCCTGGTTCGCCGTGTGGGTGGTGGTCACGCCCGGCTGCAACTGGAGGTGCTGCGGCTGACCCTTCCGCCCCACGGTGTGTACGTACCAGGCTACCGAGTCGTTGTTTGTCACCTTGATCGCCCAGCGGTTGGACTGCACCCCGGTGCCGTTGACCAGCGGACCGTCACAGTCGGGTCGCACCGACACCCCGTCCCAGCCGTAGCGGACGGTGACGTCCACCTGGCCGTTGGCGACCGCCATCTGCTGCACGTTGAACGCCTCGCCACGAGTGGCGGGGTCACAGGTTCCTGCTGGCATGTGCGGTCCCTTCAGGCGTTCGATGCTGGAGGAGCGGGGATGGTGCCACCCGCGCCCGGACCGTCGGCCCAGGTGTTGCCGGACCACACGTTGCCGTACTGGGTGAAGTCCGGAGTCTTGTAGGCCAGCCCGGAGATGCCACCCCCGGTGGCGACCTGCTGGGTGATCTTGTTGCCGGTGACCTTGACGTTGCGAACCTGGGAGACTGTGTTCGCCTTGTCGTAGCCGAGTTGCAGGGTGTGGGCTGCTCCGCCGAGGTAGTTGTCCCGGATGACGTAGCCCTGCTCGCCGGTCAGGACGTTCGTGAAGGTGCCCATGTACGGCCCCCCGTCCGCCGCCATCTGGATGACGTCGTTGGGATTGAAAGTGGCGATGGTCTGCGTGTAGAGAACCATATTGTTCCGCAGCCAGAGAGTGCCGTTCTCACCGCCACCATTGGCGATGCCGTTGGTGTGGTCGGTGGTACCGAAGTCGGTTACCTCACGGCAGAAGTTCTCGATGGCCGCGTCCCCGGACATCCGCAGGAAGGTCAGGGTGGTGGCGCGGGACAGGCTGCACCGGATGACGAAGAAATTGGAGTCACGCTGCGGCTCGTTGCCCTGGGACTCGAAGATGGACTCGCAGTAGTTGCCGGAGGCGAGGCCCAGCCCACCACCGTCACAGTGCAGTAGCCAGATGGGGCCACCGGGTGACAGCGAGTTCATGTTGATGAAGCCCGGTGCGCTCCACGAGCCGCGCATCCGGCAGCCCCGGAACATGACGCCAGGGAACGCGGTACCGATCCCGTCGGCGTCGCCCTCCACGATGACGTTGCTGGTGAAGTTGCGGAACTGCACCACCCAGGTTCCAGCGGCCACGGTGTAGCCGTCGATGACTAGTCCACCGGCAGGCACCACTCCACCGTGGTTGGCGGGGTCGTTGTTGTAGACGTAGGGCGTACCAGGAATCCAGGACGGACGCCCCCAGCCGACCGTGGTGGAGATGCGCTCGCTGCCAGGGTTCAGGGTGGTGAGAGTCTCGCTTCCTGGCGAGACGCCCTGGATCGCCCACGGGCCGACGTGGTTGATGGTCAGTTGATCGCCGTGGGTGACAGTGAGGTCACTGGTGGCTTCGCCGCTAGACCCAGCGGGACGCTTCCAGGTGGACAGGAACCCCACCTGGGCGGTGTGGGTCGCTGAGGTGACCCCGTAGTTCGGGTAGACGATCCGCTGGTTGATGCTCTTGACGCCCATAGGTGGGCGTCCCGTCAGACGACAGCGATGACGAGCAGGCCGGACGGGTCGATCTGGACGGTGAAGGAACCGCCACCACCCGTCTGGTCCGAGCCCCAGTCACCGAGGGCGATGAGAGGTTGGGTGGCTGCCGTGCCGGGGGTGCGGTCCGAGATCACCATGTAGCGGAACGGGCCAGCAGAGAACGTGCTCCAGGTCGGGTCCGCGATGTCGAAGAGGAGCGCGCCGTGCCCGATGTTCGTCCAGGTGACACCACCGTCGGCAACCGTGGTTCCCGGCACCGTGGGGTAGGTGGGGATGGTGCCAGCGGAGGTTCCCGCGACGGCAGCCCGGTAGAGGAAGCCGTTGCCGGTGGCCGGACGCCGCACGTCACCCAGTGCGTAGGCTGTGGAGTTGGCTCGGGTGGTGGCCCAGGAGTTGGCTGCCACGTAGGAGATGGTCCCCGCCACGGTCACCCCCGCCACGGTGTACCCGCTGGCGGTGGACAACTCGTTCGTCAGGTCATCTACGTAGTCGTGGGTGTCCAGGTTGGGCGTGTAGGACGAGGTGTGCAGCGTCGCCTTCAGCGTGTCGGAGTCGAGGTCGATCTCCTTGTTCGCCAGTTTCAGCGCGAGGTTGCCGTACGGCGAAACGGTGAGAGCGGCCATGTTCTACTCCTGAAGTGGTGGGGCCTAGCCGAATGGTAGCGGGTACTACTTCTTCTTGACTTCCTCGCGGATGGCCCCGCCGCCACCTGCTCGGATCTGTGCGGCCCGTGCCGCTACGAGGGTGGGGTGCGACTCCTGTCGCCCCTCACTGGTCACGTAGATGAACACCTTGTCGTTCTTGTTCCCACAGTTGCAGGCCATGTCAGTTCCTCCCGGCGATCAGTGCTTCCATCCGGGCGCGCGGGTCTCGGCCCGACGCCCGCTTCAGTGCGGCCATTCTCTCCTGCCGGTCGGACAGGGCGCTCATGTGCACCGCCACCGCCTCCGCGAACTTCTCGATGTCGAAGACGTCCGGGACCTCCGGTGCCGTCGGGGGTACGACACCGGAGGCGACCAGGCTGACCTGTCGGCCACCCGACGCGGCCAGTTCCACACGGGGGATGGGGAAGCCGGGAACGTTGACCGCGAGCGCGGCCACCAGTTCCATGCCCGTGCCGATCCAGCGCCAGTCTCCAGACAGGGTGGCGGCACGCAGTTCGTACCGCTGCTGCTCGGTGGCGCTGGGACGCATCCACCCCGCCACCCACACACCGAACTCGTCCTCACCCGCCGCGACGTCCGCGACCACGGAGCCGGTGTTGTCGTAGTGCGCAGCCGCAGCGGCGGCGGTGAGACGACCGTCGGCATGGCCGGTGCCCATGGTGATGTGGCCGACGGGCACCTCGCCACCATCGGTGAGGACAGCCCCCACCCGGTAATACGCGTAGTTCGTCGGCGACGCCGGGGCGATGGTGCAGTTGTCCTGGCCGAAGCCGATGTGGCACTGGCCCCAGGCGGCGAGGTGGCCGAAGACCCGACCGTCCTCGGTGACCACGATGGGCGACGGGCCGGTCAGGTGCGGGTCCTCGAACCACTCCAGCGGGGGCTTGGTGTCCCAGCCGGACGCGACCAGGTGCAGCGAGGGGCCGGAGAAGTCCTTCGTCTCCGCCGCCACCGGGCGTCCCGGCCAGAAGCCGAGCGCGTCGTAGTGACGGTTCGCGCAGTAGCCGTTGAGGTACTGGGGCTTGATGTACTTCGCCAGTTGCAGACGGCACCGGTTGAAGTCGCCGGAGGTCCCCCAGCGGATCTTCAGCGCACCCTTGCCCTTGGTCCAGTACTTGCGCAGACGCTCCGTGTCCACCGGGTGGGTGAGCCAGCCGGGGCCGTCCTCGGTCTTGACGAACTCGCCGAACTCGCCGAACTCCAGAGCCTCCGCGATGGCAGCCTTCAGGGCGTCCGGGACGTCCTCACCGAGCACCTCGTACGCGCCGCGCAGGGTGGCCTTGGCGGCGTTGATCTTGGCCGGTGGTGCGTCGGTCTGGTTCAGCCGTCCCACCGCTGCATGTACTCCCGCACGAGACAGTTTCCCACCGGGGGTGTAGATGGGCAGTTTGTTGTTGCTCTTGACCAGACGCTCATCACCCGTGCCCAGATGGACGATGGTGGCGTCAAACCACTCCTGGTCGGTGTAGTTCCCGGCTGATCCATCCCACGTTCCTTCGTCGACCCCCGCCTTGTACTGGCACGGCAGGCACTCCTGGGCCGACGCCACCAGGGCCTCCGGCTCCTCCTCCATCATCCCCAGCAGGACATGCGCCTCCATGAAGGCGGGGATGGCGCAGAGGGTGGCACCGCAGATCCGGCCCGCCGTCACGTTCATGACGGCGTCGTCGGAGAAGGTGTCGCCGTCGAGGGTGTTCCCCTCGTTGTCCTCCATCTGCATGGTGGCGGAGTCCACGTCGACGGAGACGCCCCGGATGCCCTGCTCGGACAGCAGCCCGATGGCCTCGTCCGCCTCGGGGGTGGAGAGCATCATGCCGCGAGCCTTGACCACACCCTCCTCGCGCCAGATCTCGTCGATCCGGCCCACCACCACGGAGCCGTCGTGCCCCGCGCTGTTGACCTTCTGCCAGGCCAGCGGCAGCGGGAGGTCGCGCCAGGTGAGGGAGTCGGGGGAGAACTTCCGGTTGTCGCCGGACATCACCCCTTCCGGTGCGAGCACCCCGTACCAGGGGACCGAGGTGTCGTCGACACCGTCGTCGTCGGTTCCGGTGAGGTCGACCACCGTTGCGTCGGCGAAGTCCTCCAGAAGATCCGTCATGTCCATTCCCTCCTCGGGGGCACTGGTCCCCAATGATGCCGCAACTTCGCTCTCTTTCGCCGCTGTCGTGACGATGCAGCGACAGTTGATCCACAACTCGATGGGTGCGGACATGTCGCCGGGGCGGTCCATCCGCACCCCACCCACCTCGAACTTCTCACCGAGGGGAACCTTCTGACCACTGGCCTCCCGGTGTGCGGTGCGCACCCGGTCGTCGTGCATGTCCACCCACACCTTGAAGACACCCTCGTCGCCACGGTCGAGTGCGGCGGCGAGGGTGCCCGCAGAGATGACCGCCGCCGCGATGGAGCCAGCGATGGTCCGGGCGTCCGACTCTGGCGTCACCTTGGCCAGCGAGTCGACGACCTGTTTCTTGAAGCGGGTCGTCTCCGCCCGCAGCCCCGGTCCCGCAGTACGGCCCGACTGCTCCCGGTACTGAGCAGCGAGGAGACGAACGGCGCGTGCGACCAGGGCATCGGACCAGCCCCGTTCGCCATGACGCCGCAGTGCCGACTTGACCGATCCGAGAAGTCGGTCCTCCGCCTGCTGAAGGTCGGGGCGCAGTCGATCCGCATACGCCTCGACATCGGCGACGTACTCCATCAGATGACCGGGTTCCTCACGGCGGAGTGGGTGAGGTACCGCTGCATGAGGGCCGTGTCGTGCTCCACCTGGCCGGACAGGAGGTGGCGGGCGTACTGGTCGAGCGCGCCCTGCACGGCCTCCCTCTGCTCGTACGGGAGCCCCTTCAGGAGCCGGGGCGCGCAGGACCAGGCGTCCTCCAGCAGCGCGTCCAGATCACCGGGGCGGGTGGAGGTGTGCAGGTAGATGTCCGCTGCCTCGATCCCGTCGGGCCGGAAGTTCTTCCTGGAGCGGATGCGGTTGCCTGCCCGCTCCAGGGCTCGCCAGACCATGGCGTCGCAGGAGGCGGCGAGCCCCACGTCCAGCGCGGCAGCGGGCTCCTGTGGGAGTTCCCGCGCCGGGTGGTCCTGGAGTGACGGGCTGGGCCGGGACTCCCTCGGGGTGGTGTTGTCCAGCGGGGCGACGGCGAGCATGACGCCGAGCGCCGCCAGTGCGGCCTGCACCTGTTCGGGGGTGGCGGAGCCGGAGGCGATCTTCATCAGCAGCCACCGCTTCCGCTCCTCGTCGTCGGGGGCGTCCTCCGCCGAGAAGCCGGTCTCCCGGAGCAGGGTCTCCGACTTCAACTCCCCACGGTCGAACAGTTCGATGGCTTCCTTCGACCGGTTGGGACGCAGCCGCAGCGCCGAGGTGTCGTAGCGCACCACGTCGTCCCGGTCCTTGGTGACCGGGTAGATCAACTGGGTAGTGAAGGCGTTGACGATGATCTCCAGCACCGGCTCGATGTGGGACTTGATCGACGACTCGTCGATCTGCCACGCACCCCAGTGGTTCACATCCGCCGTGCCGGTCAGCACCTCGACCGGGATGTTCAGCCCCAGCCCCAGACGGCGCAGCGCGTCGTTGCGGATCTCGATGACCTTCTCGTCCAGTTCGGACCAGAACTTCAGCAGGTTCGCCTTGTCGACGAACTGATCCGGCACCATCATCACGATGGGGGTCTGGGAGGCGGCGGTGCCGGGATTGGAGATGGCGGCGTTCATCGCGTCGTACAGGACCTGCATGACCTTGTCGGACTCGCTGGCCGTGTCCGGCAGTCCCGATCCGTCGGGCGAGGGGAAGGTCAGCCCCTGGGGCAGTAGGAGGATGCCGCTGCCCACCAGCCGGGAGATCAACTGGGAGGCGATGTGCGCGTTGCCACCCTCGATCTCGGAGAGCGGCGCGAAGCAGGAGCGGACCGGGGAGTTGGCCAGGTACCGCTTCTTCGGGTGCGGCGTCCACACCCGGATGACATCCTCGTCGTCGTTGAGGGTGACGTTGGGCAGGCCGTCGTCGTACTCGATGGTCCACTTGGTGCCGAGGTGGCGCATCTCCTGGATGCCCACCACCTCCCACTGGTAGGCGAACTTCTCGTCCCGGTTGGGGCGGGGCTTCCGTCCGACGACGTAACACTCACCGACCACGAACAGGTGGACGCCCATCTGGGACATGGCCTGGGCCTGGCCCTCGGGTCCGTCGAAGAACGCGGCCAGCGTCTCGACGGCGGGACCGTTCTCCGCCGTGGCGAAGTCGCGTCCTTC